ATGGGCGGCATGATGTAAGTGCCGGGCCACCAAGCCTGATATAGCAAGGAAAACGGGACCTTTCGGGGTCCCGTTTCTTGTTAAAACTCACGGAAAACTCACATTTTCGGCAGAGCAAGCCCACTGAGGATGTCGGCGAAGGAGGCACTCACCTTCTGGCTGGCATCCTTTTTCATTTTCTCCGTGACGTGAGTATAGATTTTCAGTGTGGTATCCGGATCATCATGGCCGACACGCTGCATGATGGTGCTGAGAGGTATCTCGGCCTCCGAGAGCATGCTGACGTGCGTATGGCGGAAGATATGGGACGTAGCTTTCTTTGCGATTCCTGCCTTCCTCACGAGGCGCTCAAGCCGGTTAGCGAGCTGTTTTGGGGCCCAGGGATAGCCATTGTCATGCCGGAAGACGAAGTTCTCGTCATGATAGTCCTCAATCAGGTGGCGCGTGGCCAGCTTCACGGCAGCCTGACGCTTCTTGTGCGCTTTCAGCATGGCCAGGATCTTTGCGTCGACATCGAACTCCCGAATCGAAGCATTCGTCTTTGGCGGGAGCAGCTCGTAAACACGCATGTTGTTCGTTTCGCTGTAGAGCGTCTTGGTGACACGTACAAAGCCGGTGTCGAAGTTGATATCACTCCACTTCAAGGCGAGCACCTCGCCCATCCTCATGCCGCTGAAGGCCATCAGGAACAAGATCTCCTGATCCAGCTCGAGCCCATGCTTCACGGCGGCATCAAGCAGGGTATTCAGCTCCGCGCGCTCCAGATACTTCTCCTCGATCGGGTTGCTCTCGATCTCCTCCACCGTTCGGCGCCTCACAGGGATAACCGCGCCTTTCGCCGGATTATCCCGCCGATACCTTTCCTTCACCGCATGCTGATAGATAAGGTTCGCTGTGACGTGTACGCCTTCGATGGTGGGTTTCGCGTACTCTTCGTCGTGCAGCTTGTTCAGAATGCGCTGGTGATCGCGTGGAGCGATACGGTCGATAGACATCTGGCCAATATAGCTATTCAAGGTTTTGATCGAGTTGCGGCGAAGCCGGAGCGTCCCCGGTTTCTTTCCGGTCCGGCTGTAGACGTCCAGCCATTCCTCCGCCACTCTTTCGAAGGTCAGGCTCTTGAGCTTCTTCTCGTCGATTCCGAATTCCGTCAGCTTGGAGATCGCCTCATCGCAGCGAGCCTCAGCCTCTTTCTTCGTATCCCCCCGTCGTTCAATCTGCTTACGCTTGCCTGTCACTGGATCGGGCGGCCCTTCCTTGATGCATCCCCACTTGTAGCCTTGCTTATTATTGGCTGGATACTTCTTGAACGATGCCATGCTGCACCTCCAATTCAGAATGTACGTTCGGATAAATCTGGAAAGAAAAAGCCCTCAGCGGGCTTCTTCGATCCTGAATTCGTACTGGCTCTTGACGTAGTACATGCCGTTCACCTTCACTGCGTCCTTGATGTGCAGTTCGATTAGGCCGTAGTCGACGGGCTCGCCGTCTTGCCAGATGCCGATTGGAATACGGTGGAGGAAGGCATGGTTAAATTCGGCATCAGACATCAAAAATAGAAGTCCTTTTTCTAGAATCAAAAGCCATCCAGGAAAGCATGATTATGCTAATTCCGATTAGAGCAATCTCAAGAATTGGGTTGTCCTCATTTTTCTTTTTCAACACAGCGAGATCTAGATTTGCATCAGCAATTTTGTAATCTAGTTGGACTCTTGTTTTATTTTCTGAGGTAGGATGTTCTTCAATATAGTTCAGAGCATCCTCCGCCTGCATGTAATTGGTTAAAGCTCTATCGTACTCCGTTGAATTCCAATACCAATTCATAGAGATGAAGATAAGCAGCAATATCCAAAACCATACTGCTGCTTTCTTGAATTCTTCTTTGAAAAAGAACCATATAACGGTTAAAGACAATACTATTAAAACTACAGAAAAGATTATTGCGATTGATTTATGGCTATCAGGGATATTCTCTCCAAAAAATAAATTGAAACTCAAAAGAAAAAAGAAGACGGAAGCAATACTCGCAATTATTTTAGTTATATTCCAAGGATTAAAGCTGCTCGTTCCATCCATAGTGCACCTTAATATTTCCCCATCGGCTGGGGGAGTTGCTATTCAGTATGTAAAAATTCATATTGCCCGCATATGAAGCAGATATGTCCAAACATATCTCGCATCATAATTCCTTGGCATTTGCTGCAGAATCGCACTTCCTCGTCCACCTCGGTCGCCGCGGCAACTTCCATCATGAAGATTTCATTATCCGGCATAGGCTCATCACGGAGCTCTTCATGTTTCCAGTGGAAGAAAAGGGCGACCTCTTCCGTTAACCTGTTCCGGACTTTGAAGTCCAGGTTCTTCAACCGCTTCTCGGCAGCCGAACGATTAACATCAAACTTGGCGACCACAGCTGCTGGCGTCAAATCCAAGACTGAAGTAAATGCGTAATCCGGCATCAACAACCGGCTGGCAAACCAATTGGCCTCAACCTCAAGCTTATTATTGATTTCGTCATCATTCGGTCTCGAGCGAGTTGTTGCCCAATCGTAATGCGCGTGCATTTTAATATGAGCAATTTCATGAGCCAGTGTCCATCGATCCCGTCGATAGATCGTATCTTCCGGGAACGAAAGATTTGGCTTGTCACTAATGAAGATTGAATAACGATTCTGTGGCTTATGCGGAATCTTATAGGCCATTCCGGCTGCGCCACGGCAGTCGCCGTATGCCACTTTGTAACCTGACTCCAAGGCAACCCAATACGGATCTATTGGAGGAGAAGGATTTCCCAGCTCGCGCAATAATTCGTTCGCCATGTTGATCGCTCGCTTGAAATCAGGACGAAACCTCGCGGAGCTGGTTCGCTTAATCTTCGTCAGCCCACATTTCCTTTGCTTTTTTCGCGAGCTCCATTAAGTGCTTGAAATCTTCAGGAGTCATGTCTTTTCTGGATCTGGCAATGAACTGAACATCACCGTTCTCATAAAAAGAGTATTCTTTTTCTTCTGAAGCTGCTGATCCAGAAGAAGTTTTTCTGCCGAGAATATCGTCGACCGTCGTTTCAAATATTTCAGCAAGAGAATTGAGCAAATCAGAATTAGGCTCGTATATACCCGATTCCCATTTAGAGATAGTCGTGTTGTCTACTCTTAAACGATCGGCCAGCTGCCTCTGAGTCATATTGAATGACTTGCGAAGCTTTTTAATACGTTCAGCATAAGGCTTTTCCGGAGGCTTCACCCTACCACCCCCAATATTTGATGATACCTCAAAAAGAAGATATCAATAATTGCTGTAAAAGAAAATTAAGTTGAGTAAAAAGCAAATTATTAGTTGACACTTGATGAAAACTCAAATATATTTGGAACATAAGTTGAGCAAACATCAACAAGAGGCGGTGAGAACATTGGACGTCAACTACAGCAACCTTCGCCAGCTTCGGATTGAAAAGAGGCTTCATCTTCATGAGATGGCAGAAGCCCTCGGACTCCGAACCGCAGGTGGCTACCAGAGGATTGAAACTGGGGAAAACGAGCTGAAGGCCAAACACATTCCTGCAATCGCCGAGAAGTTCGAGATGAAGATTCATGATTTGGCAGATCAGCTTTTTTTTAAGAAAAAAGTTGAGCAAACATCAACTGAAAAGGAGGTGATTTAAATTGGATCCGATCGACGAAATCGCAGCAGCATCCGAAGGGGACGGCGGCCTGCCGACGCTCCGAGTGCTTGACCTGGCGAACATGGTTAGAATAATGGTCGCTTATGTGAAGCAGCGGCAATGCTCTCCGCTGGAGAAGAAGCTGTTGGCTGCAAACTTCAGCATCATGCTGGAGCAACCAGAGGAAGGGACGAAGGAGAATGCTTGAAGTCAAATTCGATGCTCAGCAGCTGGAGAGCATTATCAACGCCGCTGTGGACAGGGCGCTCGAGCGTCACAGCCTGGCAAACAGCCTGCCGCCGATCCTGAACCGAACGCAGTTCATGGAGCTGCTGGACATCGGGCCTACGAAGGCCGCGGAGCTGTTCAACCGTGAGGACTTCCCGGTGATGCGGGAAATGGGGCATCCGCGAGTGCTGACTCACCTACTGCTTCAATGGTGCGAACGTCACACGGATTGGACCGAGAAGAATGCCGGCGATGGATGGAAGAAGCGCGGCGGGGTGGCTTCATGAAAAAGCTGCTTGATGTGCGGGCTATCGTCGAACAAACCGGATGGGGTCGGAAGTTCCTTGAAGAGGTGAAGGGGCCCGCGCCGATACTGGGCGGGCTTTGGGGAAGGACAAGCGGAGCTAAAAGCGAGGCGGTTAAGCGGGGAAGCGAACCAGCTGTTTCCAGCATAAACCCCTCTGAAAGCACAGGAAAAGCCCGGTTTCGTGCAAGAACTGCACAACCAGGCGCGGGTTGGCCATCCAAGCAGCAACCGATCGGTGAGATTTTGAAAGCATGCCGGGAGCGAGCAGGGATGACCCAAGAAGAATTGGCAAAGAGGCTGTTCGTCGACAGGTCCATCATTGCTCGAGTCGAGACAGGCGCAACGAAGTCTCCGAGCTACACGCTGGTCAAACAATGGGCTGCGGCGACGGAAGGCCTGGAGATGGTCAATATGGACCTGACCGGTGGCCGGGATGGTTGGAAGAAGCTGACGGCTATGGAGACTGCAATGAAGCAGATGAAGTCGGTGCTGGACGTGATGCCGTTGCGTAAGCGCGGAGCGGTCAAACAAGGAGGCGGGACACGGTGAGAAGTCAGAAGGTTTTGAAGAGGGAAGCGCGGCAGCGCATAGCGGAGCTGCAGAAGCAGCGGGAATGGCTCCTGAAACATCCGATGCGTGTGGAGCTGGAGCTGCGGCGAGCAGCGATCTGCTGGACCGAGATTGAAGTAGCCGACATTAACCGGCAAATAAAAAACGCCTTCCTGGCAGGGAAGACGTCGCAGTTGAGGTCCCGACTAAAGGCGCTCATTGACGCCATTATAGCACAGGCAGGATTGACAGCCAAGAAGGGAGACGCCCATGGAACCTGATTTGGACCGTTTCAGCCAGCGGATGCCCTGGGAAATGCCGGCGCCGCTGGATCGCTACAGCAGCGAGCATGAGGATGATTGGCGGGAAGAGGAGTATGAACGCCAGGTAGAGCTCGGACTTCGAGAGCCGCGCGAATAGCTGCAAGCAGGGGCGCTTGTCCCCTGTCTGAGGGCAGCGTGAACGGTTTGCCCCCCTTTCCGTTCATGCTCCCTCAGATGCTGGACAAGCATCAGAAGCGAGGTGAAGCATGAAAGATTTCAAGAAACAGCTCATTGACTTACTGGCAACGGTTGACGGAAAGGATTCGGATCAGTTCGCTGGAACGGTCGTTTCGGTAGCGTCTGCTCTGGGTGGTTTCGTATCCTACCACGCCGACCAGCCAATAAAGCAGATTCTGATTCTGGAAGCAGCCCATTCGGTCATGTTGAAAGCGGCGAAGGATGGTTTTGCAAAAATTCAGGCAGAAAAAGCAAAATGACCGGCGGGCACCGGTCATCAGAAAGATTCGTATGCGGCCATCTTAGCATGATGGCCCTAAAAAATTCAATAGGGAGGCATCATTGATGGCAATGACAGTGGCAGCTGTAACGAAAGGAATGGAGCGCGCAGAATGGCTGAAGCTCCGCAAGGCTGGCATCGGCGGATCAGATGCGGCGGCCGTAGCCGGCATGAACCCATGGAAGTCTCCGGTTGGCGTATATCTGGAGAAAACAGGCCAGATCGTGTCGCCTGAAGCTGGCGAGGCGGCTTACTGGGGCAACCAGCTTGAGGACGTGGTTGCTCGCGAGTTCGCGACTCGATCCGGATTCAAGATCCAGCGGAGCAATAAGCTGTACCGGCACAAGGAGCACCCATTCATGCTCGGCAACGTCGACCGCCTCATTACAGACGGCAGCAAGCGGCGAGGCATCCTCGAGGTCAAGACGACGAACGCATGGGCCTCGGCTGACTGGGAGGATGGCAAGATTCCCGATCACTACGCCATCCAGCTGCAGCACTACATGGCCGTCCTCGGCCTGGACTATGGCTTCTTCGCGGTCCTGATCGGCGGAAACCGGTTCGAGCAGCGGTACGTCGAGCGAGACGAGACGGTCATCAAGGCGCTGGTCGCTATTGAGCGGGAGTTCTGGGAAGAGAACGTGCTGAAAGGCGTTCCACCGCTCGTTGACGGCAGCGGGGCGAGCACGGATCTGCTGAACTACATGTACCCGACCAGCCGGCCGGAGCATGTCATCCAGCTCGGCGCGAAGGACGAGCTGCTGATCCAGGAGCTCCGGGCGGCTGAGGCTGCGGCAAAGGCGGCGGACCTGCGGCTCGAGGCGGCCAAGAATGCCATGAAGTCCGAGATGCAGGATGCTGAGGCGGCGCTGTTCAACGGCGAGAAGGTCGTCAGTTGGAAGAGCAGCAGCCGGACCGCGCTGGATACGAAGGCCGTCAAGGCCGAGCTGCCAGAGATCTTCGAGAAGTATTCGCGCACGAGCTCGTCTCGGCGCTTTCTGATTCATTAAAGGGGGAACGGACATGTCGTCAAGCAGAAGCACCGCGGAGCTGGGAAGCAAGCTCCAGACGCGCACCAACAACGCGCCGGCAGCCCAGAAGCCGCAGAACGAGGGGCTGAAAAGCTTCCTCGCAGCGCCAGCCATCAAGAAGCGCTTTGAAGAAGTCCTCGACAAGCGGGCGCCGCAGTTCATGAGCTCAATGCTCAACTTGTACACGGCCGATGCGAACCTGCAAAAATGCGAGCCCATGAGCGTGATCGCGTCCTGCATGGTGGCCGCTACGCTGGACCTGCCTGTCGATCGGAATCTTGGCTACGCCTGGATCGTGCCCTACAAAAATCGCGCAACCTTCCAACTGGGATACAAGGGCTACATCCAGCTGGCGCTTCGAACGGGGCAGTACAAGGCCATCAACGTCACCGAGGTCTACGAGGGCGAGCTGGTTGTCTGGAATCGCCTGACCGAGGAGTTCGTCATCGACTTCGACGCCAAGACCTCGGACAAAATCATTGGCTACGCCGGATACTTCGAGCTCGTCAACGGCTTCCGCAAGACGGTCTACTGGACGTCAGCTGAGATCGAGGACCATCGAAAGAAGTATTCCAAGTCCGATTTCGGCTGGAAGAACGACTACGACGGCATGGCGCTGAAGACGGTCATCCGGAACATGCTCTCGAAGTGGGGCATCCTCTCGATCGAAATGCAGATGGGCTACAGCGAGGACGTCGATCCACGCAAGACCATTGAGCTGCAGCCGGATGGATCGGTCATCGAAATGGAGAATCCGGTTTGGAGTCTGGATCCGGCCGAGGGAGCTGGCGAGATGAACTTCGACGGAGCTGCGAGCGGTGCTTGAACCTAAGCTCGACGAGGTCGGCCGGCCAATGTGCCGGTCGGGCGTCGCGGAGTGGATCTGGGCCTTATACGGCTCAGATCCTCAGCGGTTCAAGGAAGAGGTTAAAAAACACTTTGCGCTTTGCTACCCGAACTACACGGTGCGCAGCGCCAACTATGAGCAGCGGGTTATCTGGCTGCAGGAGAACAGGAGCGAGGAACATGCTAAACGACGTCACCGTGTTTGACTTTGAAACCTCCGGCCTCAAGCCGGACCGCGACCGCGTCATCGAGATGGCGGCCGTCCGAATTAAGAACGGCCAGATCGTGGCCGAGTTCAGTACCCTCATCCGAATCGACTTTCCGCTGGAACCGAAGATCACCGAGCTGACCGGCATCACGCCGGCTATGCTGACCGAGGCAACCGACGAGGTGCTCGCCTTCAAAATCCTTCGGAACCTGATGGGAGATAGCCTCCTGGTCGCACACAACGCGGCCTTCGACCTCCAGTTCCTGCATCACAGCATGCAGCGGCTGGCCGGCAAGACCTTCACGAACCCCTTCATCGACACGCTCACGATCTGCCGTGATCGGCATCCCTACCCGCACAAGCTGGAGAACATGGCTAGCAGCTACGGCATCGAGTTGGACGGCGCACACCGAGCGCTGAACGACGTGAAAGCGACATGGGAGCTGCTCGTGGCCCTTCACCTGGAGAAGCCCGTCGACGAGTGGCTGAACCGCCTGGGATACCTCAGCAAATACGGACCGCCTGCCTGGGCCCCAAATCATGCCAATCTCTTTGGCACTTCCAATCGATACGCGAACTGATCCTATCTGAGAGGAGGACACGGCCGATGGAATCGCAGGTCAACCCACAGCCGGACGACGCACACATACGCATATCCCATGAGGTTCACCGGGAGCTGATCAGGCGGAATTTCAGCAAGAGGCAGCGGAACATCATCGACTTCATCCTGACGCTCAGCTGGGGCTGCGGAAGGCCTGACGCCGTGATTCCTCAGCTCTCACACTTCGCTCTCTGCGGGGTGGCCAAGAACCACGTTCGGGATGAATTGAATGATCTGGTCGTCGCGAAGGTCATTTTCTGGGAGGAAGCGGGCGGAATATTCCGGATGAACAAGCACTTTGACCAGTGGCTGATTACCCCGCACAAGGGGCACGATTCGGAGCTGATGAAGGACCTGATCGCTCTGAATATCAGCCGAACTGACCCGAGGAAAGTTCCCAAAACAGGAACTTCGCAGTTCCCAAAAAAGGAACTTCACGGTTCCCAAAAAGGGAACTCTGTAGTTCCTGAAAAGGGAACCGAGTTCCCAAAACAGGAACCGGAAAGTTCCCAAAACAGGAACTCCGAAGTTCCCAAAAAGGGAACTCCGACCTTCGAAAAACCCAGTCGTATCAAGGGTTTCCGGCTCTCTAAAGCAATTATTAAAGCAAAGATTAAAAAAGATCTTAAAAGCAGCTGCTTAAAATCTTTACCTTCCGGGGCTGAAAAACAAGATCCGATACCTGACCCCTTTATCCAGGTCTTGGACATGTACTGCGAGCTCCACAGCAAGATCGACACGCAGATCACGATGATGGACCGCCAGACGATCCAGCAGTTGCTTGGACAGGGAATCCCTTCAGACCTGGTTTGCGAGGTGATGGAACGGGTGCATGCGGACCGATCGGCCAAAGGCCAGACAATCGGATCCCTGAGTTATTACCGGAACCCGGTGCTGGAGGAATGGCAGCGGCTGCAGGCTCCGCCGAAGCTCCAAGTCGTTCCGACCCAAGGGCAACGACAGCAGCAACCAGCCACACAGGAGCGATATTACGGCGGCATCATGACCGTCGAGGAGACCAACGACTGGATCGCCGAGCAGGACCGCCGGCGCGCCATCGTCGAGGAGGCGAAGAGAAACGGAACCTATGTCATCCCAGAGATCCCAGGAATCAGCAGACGTAAACCAAGTGCCGTTTGACACGCTGCTCGAAGAGCATATCCTCGGCGCCATGGTCTACGAGCCGGAATGCATTGCAGAGGTCTTCGAGACGGTACAGCCGCGATATTTTTACCACACGGCCTACTCCAAGCTCTGCAAGAGAATCTACGAGTTGTGGGAGGAGGACCCGAAGCAAATAGACCTGACGGCGCTGATCCCGGCGCTGGAAGAGACCGGAGTCTCGATCGCCAAGATGGCGGACATGACCCGGAACGTCATCACGACGGTGAACATCACGAGTCACTGCGAGCGGCTGCGGGACATAGCGGCGCTGCGGGCTGGCATTCGGACCTGTCAGGAGTTGGTTCAGCAGGGTGGCCTCCGAGACCGGGAGCAGATCCGTGAGGCTATTACGACCACGATGGGCAAGCTCTCTCGCGTCTCGGATATGACTATCAAGGTCGAGACGATGGTCGACGCTAAGACCGCTGCCCTGAACTTCCACGACAGCTTCGAGCGGATGCTCGCCGGCGCCAAGAGCGGCATGAGCGGCATTCCGACTCGAATCCACGCCTTGGACAAGATCCTAAGCGGGCTGCAGGACAACAACCTGATCGTCATCGGGGCGCGGCCGTCGATGGGCAAGACGACGCTCATGAACCAGCTGGCGCTGAACATCTCGCTTGCGGACGGCGGGCAGCCGGGAGAGCCGGGCGCGATCTTCAGCCTCGAGAGCTCGTCCGACGAGCTGGCCCGCCGGATGGTCTCGAACATCTCGGGCATCAGCCTCCAGTCCCTCAAGGCCGGCACGATCCTGCCGGAGGAGTGGGAGAAGTACACGATGGCCATCAGCATCCTGAGCAACGCCAACTTCGTGATCGACGATCAAGCTGGCACGACGGTGGCCGAGATCAAGGCCAAAGCCCGGAAGATCAAACGCGAGCGCGGCCTGCGGTATATCCTAATCGACTACCTTGGCAAGATCGGCGGCGCGCCGGGGGCCAAGCGGTACGACCTGGTCAGCGAGAACATCCGCGGCCTCAAGGATCTGGCGAAGGAGCTAAAAATCCCGGTGGTAGTGTTCAGCCAGCTGTCCCGGAAGGTCGAAGAGCGGCAGAGCAAGCGGCCGATGATGAGCGACCTGCGGGAGAGCGGTGAGATTGAGCAGGAGGCGGATGTGATCGGCTTCCTGTACAGAGACGACTATTACGACAAGGAATCGACCAAGAAGAACATCATCGAGCTGGACATCGCGAAGCAGCGGGACGGTCCGCTTGGAACGGTGGAGATGGCCTTCCTGAAGGACTTCAACCGACTTGTCAATTTGGACAGAGGGGAGAACATGCGTCATGAACAAATGGCACTCGTATGAGGCAGCCAAACGGCTGTATATGGCAACCGGCATAGAGCCGAAGCCGCAAGAGGTGCAGCGGGAGCTGCCCGGCATTGATCCGGAAGCATTGGTCGACGGACTGATTGAATTTTACAAAACCCAAGGAGGGACATGGAATGTATCAGCTGATGTACAGGGGGCGGCCAATCGGGCCACGTTACAAGACGAAGGCGCAGGCAGCCGCAGCGCTGGTGAGGAATTGGCCCTGCTGCCATGGGCTGACTTGGAAACGCGTTGTGTAGAGCGCCGACAGCGCGCCGGGGACAGCTTCCTCCGGGTGCTGGACGATCTGGAGACCAAGGCGGAGCGCATGCGCGAGTTCGGCGCGTTGACGGCGGCCGCATGCTACAACTACGCGGCGGTGCAACTGCGGACCGCCCTGGCTGATGTCTAGATACGTCGGGATCGACCCAAGCACCAAGACCGGCCTGGTTGTCTTGGATGAGGACGGTGAGATTTGGGAGGAGCGGGAGGTCACAGAGGACAGCCTGAACGGCCAGACGCCTACTCCCCAGGCGATGCTCAAGCTGGTCGGTAAAATCATGGCCCTCGTAGAGCCCGGCGATCGGGTAGCCATCGAGGGTTTCGGCTTCGCCAGCCAGCACGGGTTCCTACTCGGCGGCATTGGCTGGGCCATCCGGATGCAACTGACGCTCCGCGGCATCGCCTACACCGAGGTCGCGCCGTCAGCACTGAAGAAGTACAGCGGCGCGAGCGGCAACTGCGCCAAGGAGGAGTTGGCCGTCGAGGTTTACGCTCGCTGGGGCTTTCGGAGCAAGAGCAACAACATTACGGACGCCTACGTCCTCGCGCATATCGCCCGCGCGCTGCACGAGCCGGTCCGGCTGATCAAGAGGCAAGAGGAAGTCATTACAAACCTGAGAGGATGTTCTGAAAATGGCAAACGTACAGTTCAACGCGAAGTTCGAAAAAATCACACTCGCAAGCAAAAACAAGGTCGTGCTTGAGCTCCCTGAAGGCATGAATTTTGCCAAGATTGCAGAGATTGCGAGCTTCCGTGGCCATGACATGATCGTGCAGTTCGGCAATCCGCAAGTCGAGATGCTCTTCGACCGCGGACCGGGCGGCGCGCTGGTGGCCAAAATCGACGGCAGCGGCGTTGTGGAGTCTGCAGAGCGTGAAGAGGGCGAAGATCCGGGCATGGAGTTGGACTTCGGATCTGACGAGCTTGAGACGGGAGGCGACCAACCAAACGAGGAAGCTGGAGAGCCCGAGAGTCAGGAAGAGAGCGGCGATCCGAGCGGCGAAGGCGAGGAAGGCCCGGAGCCTGATGTGAGCAAAGGCGAGCTCGAGGAGTTCATTCTGGAGGTCAAGCCATCGTTCCAGGATATCCCCTTCGACTTCCCCGGTATCCTGTCCCGGAAGCGCGATAGCGGCGAGTCTTGGGTCGAAATCGCAAAGGAGCTCAACACCAGCAGCTCCAAGCTCCAGGTGAGCTTCACCGCCTATAAGAAGCGCGTCAAGCGCATGATCCACGAGCAAAGAGACGACAACGGGGCGGCCTAAGCCCCGTTTCCCTATGGAGGATAGCATGGACCAGAAATTTCCGTATGAAGACGAGTTGTTGCAAATGAAAGCCGGTGAAGAGGAGGTCTTGTTCCTGAAGGGAAGGGCTTTCCTCGTTACTCCGGCGACGGACGAAGATATCGAGCGAATTGGGAAGGGCTTCTACTGCATGGACTGACCGGCTGAGTCAGTTTCATAAGGAGGGATAGGGAGTGGCGCGTAGTCCAATTCTCTGGTTTGGAGGAAAATCCAAATATGCGGATCACATCATGGGATTCTTTCCAGCACACCGGGTGTACGCCGAACCATTCGGCGGAGGTGCTCACGTCATTGCAAAGAAACCGCGAGCGACCCACGAGGTCTACAACGATATCGACGGAAACGTAGTGAATTTTATCCTTCAAGCGTCATCCGACCCGGAACGACTGGCCAAGGCCTGCATGAATATTCCTTACAGCCGTTTTGTATACGAACGTTGGAAGAGAGAACCTCTTCCCGAGGAGACGTTTGAAAGAGCGGTCAGGTGGTTTTACCTCAACCGTTCTGGAATTGCAGCAGGAAACGCAGCGGAGGTTTCCAACACAGGTTGGCGTCATAGCATTTGGTCTGGTCAAAACCCGGCTAATGGATACCTGAGCGCATGCCAGGAGATCGAGAATTTCGCTGCACGAATGCAGGGCGTCATGATTGAATGCACTGACTTCCGAGAGGTTATTCGGCTCTATGACTCGCCAGACACGCTTTTCTATGTTGATCCCCCCTACGTCGGGCGCGAGAAGTTCTACGCCGGAGGATTTTCTGAAAAAGATCATCGCGACCTGGCGGAGATGCTCAATGGAATTCAGGGAAAAGCCGTGCTCTCGTACTATGAGGACCCGTTGGTCAGCGAGCTTTACCCGGAATGGCATAAGGAGACATTCTCCGTCTACAAGCAAGTGGCAGGAGGGCGCGGGACGAACAGTCCGGCCGAGGAAGTTCTGCTCATGAATTACGACAATGGGCAGCTAACCCTTTTCTAGCCCCCAGGGGGCACAACACAGGGAGGCTACGGCCTTACCACAAGGAGGATGTAAGGATGGGCAAATCTTACGGTAAGGACTGGAGTGGCGCTACGCTGCAGGAAATCGTGGAGCAGTTGGAATGGTGCGGCTATGAATGCGAAGCTGGAAAGCTGCATATGAACGTAGCCTTCGAGGAGTTGAAGCGCCGGGCAGAGGCTGAGGCGCACAAGGAGCAGGACTGAACATTCCGGAGACTACGGTCTCCCAAGGAGGGATAGAGAATGAATCGAATGAGTGCAGTCATTCAAGCCATTGAAGACGCAGGCATTGAGATCGTCCGATCGTCTTGGAAGGAAGACGGGCATCTGCAAGTTGATGTCGATCCATCAGAGAATGATCGCGCTGTCGAGGCGGTGCAGGCCTATTGGCGCAAACAAAAGGAAATGCACCTCGAAAGCATCGGGCTGCTGGCCTTGGTAGCAGAGGAGGCCGCCCATGAGTAACGAACAGCAGCACAAATACCGAAAACGTCCGGTTGTAGTCGAAGCCTGGAGGAATGCGGACGACACAGGATGGCCGACATGGCTGGATGAAGTTGACGTTGGCAGAGAGCCGGGTGGGGTTATCCTCATTCGGACATTGGAAGGAATTATGAGGGCCGAACCGCTCGACTGGATCATACGGGGAGTCAAGGGCGAGGTATATCCATGTAAGCCAGATATTTTCGCAACGACCTACGAAGTGGTAGATGGTGCGACGGCTTTAGGGGAACAGCAACCCATGACGGCGGAGCAGATGGCGGAGATTGAAAGAGAAGTTAATCGCTTTAGGTTCTCTATTCCAGTAAAGCCCCCTCAGTTCCCACTCCCGTTTCCAGAGACTATCAACATCCCTCCAAAGGTCATTGGATGGCTCCGATCCCTCCTAGCCGAGGTACAGCGGCTGAACATCGTCGTCGAGCAGCATCGCGGCGCACTAGGCTATCCGGTTGCGGGAGACATACCAGACGATCCGTCGATCATCAACGGATTGGCCGACGCTCTGGAGGCTCAGGGCTACCAGATGGCGGGCGATATCATCGTGAAGGAAAGTGAGATTGACCACCTGACCGCCGAAATTGAGCGGCTGACGGCGGATCGTGACCGCCAATACAGCCTGAAAGTTGAGACGTACCGAAAGAACGCCGAGTGGCAGGAGCAACATGAGCGCCTGACCGCTGAGGTACAGCGCCAGCAGGGAGAGATCGAGCGGCTGACGGCAGAGCGGACCGAAATGCGAGAGGAATACGTGAGATATCGCTCCAACCTGCGAGCCGAGAAAGACCGCCTACAGGCCGTGAACGACCAGTACCGTCAGCAGCTGGGAGAGGCCGTCGAGGTGCTGGAGGCCGATGGAGTCAGCCGAGCGTTGCGCTACTACCAAAAGCAGGGTCTCTGCGAGGGCGGGGACTACGACGAAATCGAATCAGCTTGGGAATTACTTGACCGCCTGAAAGGAGATAGAACCGATGGGTAGGGATTACAAGTTCAGACTTTGGGACGCAGAGAAGGGCGTCATGCACAATCCGGGAGATCGTCCATTTTGGATCAGTCCGTGGGGGGTGCCGGTGTATAACGACACGCCTCTCCAGTGTATTCTCATGCAGTACACCGGCCTCAAGGACAAGAACGGGACGGAGATCTACGAGGCTGATCTGCTCGACGATGGTGATGGAATCGGAGAGGTCGAATGGGTGCAGGAGCATTGCGCGTTCATGGTCTTTTATCGGACTGAGTCCGGCAGCGTATACGGCTATCTCGAAAGTGATGGTCAGCTAAAGAGCACCGTTGTCCGGGGCAACATCCACCAGCACCCCGAGCTGCTCAAGGAGGGAGATGGCTCATGAGTAAACTGGATCTAGCAATTAGCGAAATGACCGGCCGGATCTACGTGGCTCGATTCGGAAAGAACGGAGATGTCCTGGAAAAGACCGACGTCACCGACAAGGTGATAGGTCACCTGATCCGACATATGGAAATCGTGGAGACATTCGAGTACACCTGCGGCGCCGGCACACTGATATTCATCCCGTCCGATCAGGAGGCCCCCAATGGACATTAGGACGATGCCTGCGGGGCCAGAGTTGGATTCTCTCTTGGCTATCGCGATGAAGGTGAACATTTTCTTGATGCGCGAAGTTTCCACCAACTGGGGCGACACAGGCATAGCCGTCGAGGAGATGCGCCGCCGTGGCTACACCATCCACTTCTCCATCGATCCGGATCACTTGACCGAAGTTGAAGTATACCGTGCAGTTGATGTGTTTCTAGTCAAAATTTCTGCGGCTGACGGCGAGACGCTCCCCCTGGCGGCGACGAGGGCGTTCATCCTGGCGCTGAGAGGAGAGAAGGAGCATGGATGACGTGAGCAGAATGCCGGCTGGGCCGGAGCTGGATGCGGAGATGGCGCGGGCACTGGGATGGATTGAAATAGAAATGAAATACAGCGGAGCTGGCTGGTCTCTGGACGGAGTGCACCCAATCTATATACAAGACAGATTCACTCCCTCCACCACCTGGGACGGCGCCGGACAGGTGATCGAGGAGATGCAGCGGCGGGGGTGGGAGCTTGCCCTCAACGTCACAGGAGTCGGTGTGGCAGCGAGTTTTCATAGACAAGGATCATACCATCCCTTCAAATTCTTTATTGCCTCTTATGGACCGTTTGTCATCACCATAGCCGCCATCCTGGCGCTGAGATCGGAGGCGGATCATGAGCCTCCTGAGCTGGATAAATAAAAAAGGCCGCACAAGGCGGCCAGAACATACACAACTCAATCATAAGGCAGGAGAGGGCGATGGTAAAGGGCCAATGGGAGATTCATGGGGGCTACGCGATTCTGAAAGAATCGACGGGCCGGGAGGTTGGTCTCCTCAAGATGTTGGAGCAAGCGGAGCATCAGAAAACGAGAGGAGATATGAAATGCCACAAGAAGATCTGCGAGAAAAGTACGAAGCCCTCGAGGTAGAAAAGATTGCTCTGAACCCGGAGAACCCGGATGACCGTTTTCGCCGGACTGTGTTAGAGAACGAGCAGGCGAATATTGCCGCTCAGCTGAAGGACGCGGAGAGACTGCAGCGCCAGGCCGAAGAGGTCGCGGACGTGCAGCTGCCGGAAGATTACGATGCTCGCTGGGGCGTCGAGGGGGCGAACGACGAGATTAGGAACCTGATCAGTCAGGTTAAGGAGTACGCCTTCGCGCAGCACAATGACGAGCTGGCTGCGCTGTTGGACGAGCATACGGCACACGAACGGGAGCTGCAGGATCGAATCCAGACCCTGACGGAAGACGGCGCTCAGTTCGAGGACAAGATCGACGCCCTGATCAACGAGCTGGCCATGGAGCGCGCCGCCAAGCATGCAGCTATCTCAGCCACACAGGATGCCGAGAGCAAACGCGACAACGCCGTCGCTCAGCTCGAAGAGGCTCAGGCAGAAGCCAAGCGGCAGCAAGCGCAGGCTGAGAGCTACAAGCGCCAGATCGACGAGTTGGAGGGCATGCTGCGGACGTACAAGAGCCGCCAGGGTTCCGGCAACAAAGGCGGCCTGGTGCTGACTTCTACACTCAAGCCTGAGAGCGATGAAGACCGCGAGGCGCGGCTGAAGCGCGAGAAGCTGGAGCAGCTGAACCGCCAGCTCGCCCGGCATGGTGCTGATCCGATTCCATTGCCGCCGGCTGTTATCTTCCCGACTGCGGAGGAAGCTCCAGCACAGCAGGAAGAGGGTAAGCCGGCTGAACCAGATTCCGACGATCGATTTTCTGAGGACACGGTTCAAGACGACACCGTGGAAGGAAAGCCCGCTGATGGAACGGTGGCGCTCTCGCCAGCGGAAATTGCAGAGCGATTCACAGCGCTGGAAGGAAGAATTGAACGCCTCGAAGCAGGAGCAGCAGCGCTTCGGACGGCCTAATCCATAACCAATTGCCAGGGGCGCCATTGCGGCGCTCTTTGGCTCATTCAGAAGGAGGATGAACAGAGATGGCAATCGGACCGCTATATACGCAGAGCCAAAACTACACCATCATGAACTTGGGGCCGGCGACGGCAGAGAACTACCGGCGTTCCCGGAAGATGACCCGCGCTCTTCATGCCCGTACAACGGACAAGACGGAGCGGAGCCGAATTGCTGAAATGGTGGCGGAGTGCGATTACGTCATCGACTGGCTGGAGACTGGCCGGCGCCCGGGAAGCTTCACAGGGGTGGAACGGGCCGTAAGAATCCAGACCTGGGACCCTGCAATCCTGGACAGCTACAGCAGCCCGAATAGCCGCTGGGTGGTCGAGCGTGATAAGAGCTCTCGAGACTTGACGGAGGACGAGCGCTTCCGGATCGAAGAGGCTATGCGGGATCTCTCGGAGAGGGAGCGGCAATGTTACATGCTGAATGTGGTAGACGGCATGACGTTCGAGGAGATCAGCCGGGAGCTTCATGTGGGGCGCAGCAGCGTGCAGACATACATTGAGCGGGCCAGGGATAAAATAGAAAATACGAAGTTGACGAGCTTATTCCTTCTGGGATAAGCTTTTTTTGTTAATTTCTGGGGGGTGGGAATGTGAAAGTCAAAAACTTTCTTCTTGAAAAAGTGTCTCCTAAGTTACTTGGAATGGCCTTTAAGGAATCATTTAAAATTCTTGTGCCTGGTGGACCTTTGCTCATTGCAGGATCTGAAATACTAGAAATGGTGCTAGAATCAGGTCTAGAAGAAGTGATTAATCAATCTTTAACTGAAAGAGAAGAATTTAGGGTTGGGTATTCAGCAATTCAAATTTATTCAGAGATAAATAAGAGATTAATTAAAGGCGATAAAATTAGATCGGATGAAGTTTTCTTTTTAGACAATGGAATGTATCAATCTAATGCAAATGAAATCTTGGAAGGAATTCTATTGGCATGTAAACGCGAGCATGAAGAAAAGAAAATAATTTACATTTCAAACATTCTTGCAAATATAGCTTTTGATTCTGAAATAGGAATTGAAGAGGCGAACCATATTGTGAAATTAGCAGAGGAGTTAACTTACCGACAATTAATACTATTGCGAATTTTTGAAGATCATAAGTATGGAGGATTTAATATACGAGATTTTAAATTGTCAACCATGGAGACATGGGAGTTATCATATAATCAAGAAATAATTGAGATGACAAAGTTAGGGATTTTAGCGCAATTAGATACCGATTATTTTGGAATTGAAGGTCATGAGATGACTTCTGACGCTTTAGAGTCGCTGGTCCAAAGAAATGCATATATCGAGCTGAGCCATTGCACTCAAGTAATTCCCAAAGCGGTAGTAAGTACTTCCTACGGATATCTACTGTATGATTTGATGGGATTATCAGAAATTCCTCATGAAGATGTTACGAAAACAATGCAGTTGCTTCGTTGAAAATTGTCATGCACCTCGCCATTTAACGAAAAGCATAACGTTAAGCCTCAATCCCTTGCCAGATAAGGGATTGGGGCTTTTTCATTTTCGGATAAACCGAATTTTATTTACGCGGTCGCTGATTCCGTGAAATCATTAACGTTAAGGAGGGCGGACGATGGCGAAGCCGATGAAAATTGAGCAGCTCGGTCTGCAGAGCGTCGTCGCAGCCGGACTGAGCGATGGCAAGAACCCGCAGCAGATTGCTGAGGATTGTACGCGGGAAGCGAAGGTGCCCGTCAGCAATATGGCGGTGCGGCGTTACCTGGAGGCGATGGAGACAGCTGCAATGTCACCTGCGAAGCGCGGAGCGGAGCCGGTTTCCACCGTCATCCCTACGGAGCAGAAGAGGCAGGCCTTCCGGAAGGAACCCGACCGCGTGGCCAGGCTCGTCGAGCGGGACATCGACCTGATCGACCTGCAGTTCCGGACGACCCAGGCGCTGGCCGATCGCTTCGACTGGATCGTGGATCTGCCGGACATGTTCGAGCGGCGCGTCATCATGCTGCGGGACATGCTCAAGGATGACGGTGTCGAAGTGTCAGCGCTGGACCGCTGGGGTATCGGCTTCACGCTGGAGCTACGGCGGAACATCGGGAATATGACGGCGCTGAATCGGGAGCTGCGTGAGAACGCGCGCTTCATGGCTTCGCTCCGGGAGAAGGCATTCGAGTTCTCGCTAATCCAGGAGTACTTGTCCGTCTTCATGGACATCTTCCGCGCGGAGAACCCGGAGGCATATGAGATCGCCGAGCAGAAGATCGCGGCCAACCCGCGGCTGCAGCGCATCGTCGAGCAGCAACAGCAGATGAGGGGGTATCAGGAGTCATGAGACAACCGGATGAGGACGGAAATCCTATTAATGGCTTGATTGCGGGCATCCTGTTTTCGGCCCCTCTCTGGCTCATCATCGGGGCAGCGGTGTACTTTTTGGAGTGGGGATGGTAGGGCATGCTGCTCTCCAACATCCATAACCGCATCAAGGAGCAAGCCAAGGTCAAGAACACGCCCAAATGGGAGCGCCGGCCGCGCGAGTACATCCAGGAGCGGCTCTACATCCGGAACAAGACGAAGCAGGTCGTGCCGCTGCGCTTCAATCCGATTCAGGAGCTGTACTGGAACGAAAAGACGAACCGCGACATCATCCTAAAGCCCCGGCAGCTCGGCTTCTCCACGCTGACGCTCGCGCGCTTCTTTGAGGCCGTCGTCAACGAGGAGAACGTCACGGCCGTGGTCGTCGCGCATGACGCGGATTCGACGCAGAAGCTCTTTCAGACGGTCCAACTGATGTATGAGCGTTTGCCGGAGGCCAAGAAGGAGCAGCTGAACAACGGCAAGAACCGGCCGAAGTACGGCAACCGGAAGGAGTTCTTCTTCGCGGGCAACAACAGCCGGATCTACGTCGGCACGGCGGGTTCGTCCAGCTTCGGCCGCGGGCAGACGATCAACTACTTACTCTGCTCCGAGACGGCCTTCTGGCCAAACCCGGAGGAGTTGATGACCGGCCTGCTGCAGGCGGTGCCTCCGGACGGCGAGATCGTCATCGAGAGCACGGCAAACGGCGTCGGCAACTACTACCATCAGACGTATGAAGAGGGGAAGCGCGGTGGGAACAACTGGCGCGCGCATTTCTATGCCTGGTTCCAGCATCCCGAATACCTGCTTCCGCTGGCGGCCGGCGAGCGGCTCGAGTACGACGAAGAGGAGCAGAAGCTCGTCGAGCGGTACGGCCTGAGCCCAGAGCAGATCAAATGGCGCCGCTGGAAGATCAGCGAGATGCCACAGACGCCTGACCGGAGCAAGGAGGACCAGTTCCGGCAGGAGTACCCGGCCAACGACCTGGAAGCCTTCCTGATGACCGGTACGCCGGTGTTCGACAGCCGGAAAGTCATGGCTCGCATCGAGGTGCTGCGCTTGCGGTATGAGGAGCAGCGCAAGTCCGGCGAGGGGCCGGTACGGGGAAGCTTCGTCTACCAGTACACGCAGGAGCGCATAGTCGATAGCTCTATCCGGTTTGTGCCGGACCCGAATGGCGTCTGTACGATCTACAAGCATCCGGAGCCTCGGCGGCCGTACGCGATGGGCGGCGACACGTCCGAGGGCGGCAAGGACTACTCCGCCGGCCAGATGCTCGACAACATCACCGGTGAGCAGGTGGCGGTCTGGCACGGTCACAGCGACACTGACCTGTACGCCAAGCAGATGTACTGCTTCGGCAAATTCTACAATTACGGCATGCTGGCCATCGAGATGAACTTCGACCTGCATCCGATCAAGGAGCTGGAGCGGCTCGGTTACTGGCGGCAGTACCGGCGCGAGAATCTAGACGACATCAACGAGCCTGAGCAAACCAAGCACGGCTTCCGCACGACGAGCGTCACGAGGCCGGTTATCATCGCCGAGCTGGTCACGGTAGTTCGGGAGAGCATCGAGCTGATCAACGACCTGGCGACGCTGCACGAGATGCTGTCCTTCGTGCGCGGCCCGACCGGGAAGCCCGAGGCGTCTCCGGGCAAGAACGACGACCTGATCCTGTCGCTGGCGATCGCTCACCAAGCGCGCGGTCAGCAGAGCATGCAGATGGAGCCGGAAGTCTACTACGATCCGGCAGATGATTACGAAGAGGCTTTCGGAGGGACGGGCTATTGAAGAAGACGATACGGCTCCGGTACTCCCGCGCAGACCGGGAGGCGACGGGGCTCATGATAAGCTGCTGCGGCAAACACCATTTGGTCGTCGACCTATACGGCGATGTTGGCGCGGCCTATTCCTGCGGTGTCTGCGGGCGGCCGCTAGTCTGCATGGGGACGAACGGTAGGCTCTACTATGTAGGCGATCCGGTAATCAACGAGGGGAGGGAAGGCTTTGGCGACGAGCAGCAAGCGTAAGCGCACGGCAGCCTGGTACATGACGCGCATCGAGGCCGCAGAGAATTACCGTGATAGGACATACCGGGATCGCTGGACCCGCTATTACAAGATGTGGCGGAATATGGTTGATCAACTCAAGGATCGGGATACAGGCAAGGTCATCAAGGACCGGAGCAACATCAGCATCCCGATGGCTTTCACCATGTTGGAGACCATCCTGCCGCGCTTGGTGGAGACGCTCTTCGCGGCGCGTCCGTATGTACGTCTCCGCGGGGTGCCGACGAGCGTGATGGATTTCCGCTTGAACAAGGCGAAGAAGCCCTGGGAGGACGCAGCAAAGAAGATGGAGGTGCTGCTGGACTACCAGATGAACGTCCCCATGGATCTGCAGGACGAGTTCATCAGCGGCCTGAAGACGTGCTGCCTCTACGGAACTACGGTGGCCTACACAGGCTGGAGGTATGCGGAGCGGACGCGCATCCGTCGGGATCTGCAGCCTGTCATGAGTGAGGAGACGGACCCGGTAACGGGCGAGCCGATGCCACTGCTGGATGACGACGGCGAGACGCCCATACAAGACTGGCAGCCTGTCGAGGAAAAGACCGTCGACTACGATGATCCTGAGGCCAAATTCATGGATTTGGGCCTCTTTTTCGTGGACACCAATGCGGAGGACATCGACGACGCCCGATATTGCGGCCATGTGGCGTACCTCTCCAAAGAGGAGCTCCAGCGAATGGCCGATGATGACGACGACATGCGCATTGACTGGAAAAAGGTCCCGAAGCTCTCGGCCAAGAACAAGGCTCGTGACTACCGCATGAACGCGATCGGGCTGCCGAACGTCGACGATGCCAACCCGGAGCAGGACGGGGACGACAACCTGTATGAAGTACACTTCTACTGGGAGGATGACCGGCAGGTTCTCATCATCAATCGCTCGTATCTGGCCAAGGACGCAGGGAATCCATTCTGGCACAAGAAGAAGCCCTATGACAAGGACGTCTACTGCGACGATCCGGGCAACTTCTACGGAATTGGCCTCATGGAGATGATCTACGACCTGCAGCAGGAGCTGAACACGGAGCGGAACCAGCGTATCGACTATCGCTCGTACAGCATGAGGCGCATGTGGAAAGTGCGGCGAGGTGCCGTGTTGGACAGGAAGCAGCTGAAATGGCGGCAGGGCGGCGTAGTCGAGGTCGACAAGATGGAAGACTTGGCCGTACTCGATGCGGTGGACAGCGGCGTCACGACTTCCTTCAACCAGGAGCAGACGATCCGCAAAGACGCACAGGACGCGACGGGAGCGCAGGATGTGGTCATGGGTTCAAGCGGAGCCAAGGAGACGGCCACGACGACCATGAGCAAGGACAACAACGCCAGCGTGCGGTTCAAGATGATCATCAGCTCGCTCGAGAAAAAGCTCCTGGTGGCCATCAGCCGCAAGATGATTCAGCTGAACCAGCAGTACGTCGACGACATCAGGCTGCTGCCTCTCTTCGACAAAGACGAGGCGGAATGGCCGGAAATCAGTCCAGAGGAAATCCAGGGCGAGTTCTTCCTCACGCCGGCAGGTAGCAGCGTCGAGCCGATCGCGAACAAGGAAGCCTACAAGCAGCGAATGGTCGAGCTCTACAACATCGCCAGCAAGGACCCCTTCTATCAGCAGTTTCCGCTCAAACGGCGAGCGCTGTTGGAGAAGGTTTTTGAGTCCTTCGACATCCAGGACACGGACGAGCTGCTTCCGACCGACGCCGAGCTGAGCGGCCAGATCCAGCAGGAGGCCGTCATGCAGTTCATCCAGACGCTGCCGCCGGACATCGGGCAGGCCTTGATGTCGTTCGTGCAGGGGCAGGGCGGCGGGCAACCAGCACCGCAGGGCATTCCTCCTGAGGGCGGCATGCCAGCAGCAGGCGGCGGCGCTAACACGGCGCTGATGCAGGAGCAGGGGCTTCAGATGCAGGGGGCAGGCGTATGAGCGTGCAACAGCAGGCTCAGGAGCTCCGCCTCCTTGTCGACATGACCGGCTGGCAGCAGGTTGAGGGCTACATCGCAGGACGTATCCAGGACCGCATGCAGCAGTTGCTAACGTGCGAGACGTGGGAACAAGTCATCCAGCACCGCGCCGGGGTCGAGGCTTTGGAATCGGTGCTTTTATATATAACCGATACGATCAAGAAGGGGATGGATGAGGATGAGCCAGCAGATTGAGAACAACTTCAAGTACCACGCTCCCAAAGAGGGGCAGCCGGAGAAATACGAGAAGATTCGGAACCTTGCGAAGGAGCTCGCTTACCTGATCGACGCCGAGGTACCGAACAGCCGGGAAAAATCGCTGGCGATGACGAACCTGGAGCAGGCTGTCATGTGGGCGAACGCCGGCATCGCACGCAACTGATTTGCTGGGCGTCGGCGAGACTCCGGCGCCCGTTAACCACTTCGGTGGAACGGCTCCTTCGGGAGCCTTTTTATATTCCACAATTCGAGAGGAGCAACACCAATGGATGGCATTTTCGGCGACGAAGGTACGATAACCGCGAACGAATCCCCGGACGCATCCGGACAAGAGGAGCAGACGGCCGGACAAATCACCGAAGGCGACGACGCTGGCTTCGAGGAGCAGGACGACTTCGAGGGCGGCGATGAGCAAGACGAGCAAGATGATGAGGATGGCGAGTCCCCGGACAGTTCCGGACAAGGCGAAGAGCTGATTCTCGGCAAGTTCAAGTCGCCGGAGGACCTGGCGAAAGCCTATCAGAACCTCCAGCGCGAATTCACGAAGAGCCGTCAGCAACCATCGACAACTCCGATCCAGCAACCACCAGCGCAGCCAGGCGGACAGCCTATGGACCCCAACTCGGTATTCTGGGATCACTTCCGGGACAACCCGCTTGGGACAATCCAGCAGCTCGTTTCGATGGCGACGCAACAGCAGGTGGCTCCTCTTCAGCAGGCCCGGGAAGATGAGCAGTTGCTGCGGAACGTCGAGACGCTGGCGAAGCAGTATCCGAAAGCAGCGACCGACGAAGGCATGGGGCTCCTCTTCAGCAAGGTGGCCGAGATCGCCAACGAGATCGGTAATTCTGGTCTAATCAAGAGTCCCACGCCGCGAATTCTTCGCATGGCGGCTGCGGAAGCGTTCGGGGAGTCCGGTGCGAAAGCATACGAGCAAGGCAAACGAGCGGGTCGTGAGGAGACCGCCGCGGCCCGCCGAACGAAGCAGGCGGCTAACCTGCCGAAAGGCGGCAAGAAGCAAACCGAGGGTGAGCTGAGCCCGGTTGAGCAGATGAAGGCCAATATCCTCGCAGCAAGCCGTGGCAGCAGCATCTTCGGCTAAACAACAATCATTCCAGGAGCGTGAATATACATGCCACCAGTAACATCCGGGGTACGTGATACCCTCAACATCGGCTCGAGCAAAATTGCCGTCGACATGTCCGATACGATCGGCCTTCTTCAGCCGAATGCAGAGCCCTTCGTTTCGTTCCTTAAGATTGCCAAGCGCAACACGGAAGTCGCGAACAGTGCCAAATTTGAATGGCTGGAAGACGACCTTCTCCCGCGCTGGGACGCTGTCAATCTGGTTGCTGGATACACGGCTGGCGACACGTCGCTCGTCGTCGACAACGGTAGCTACTTCAGCGTGAACGACGTCGTCAAGGTGCCGCGGACCGGCGAGGTCATGCTCGTAAAAGCTGTTGCGACGAACACACTTACCGTCGGCCGCGGTTACGGCTTGACGGCAGCTGCGGCGATTGTCAACGACGACCCACTCGTCATCATCGGCAACGCCAACCAAGAGGGCTCCGGCACGCGTGAGCTCAAGTCGACGCAGGAGGTCCCGCGCTTCAACTACACGCAGATCTTCAAGACCCCGTTCGGCGTGACGGGCACGGAGAACGCGACGAAGATGTACGGCGGGAAGGATCTCGGCTATCAGCAAATGAAGGGTGGCGTGCAGCACAAGATCGACATTGCCCGTTCTTACATGTTCGGGGAAAAGAAACTGGACACGTCTGGAGCGAAGCCGATGCGTACGACTGGCGGCCTACTCTCCTTCCTAACGAAGAACAACTACGATGCAGGCGGCCTGCTGACACAGCCGGAATTCGACAACAACATCTCCGAGAACGTCTTCAAGTACGGCAGCAAGGAGAAGATTATGCTCTGCTCCGCGCGTCTTCTTTCTGTCATCAACGGGTGGGCGATGGGTAAGCTGCAGATCAACCAGACGGCTAAGAGCTTCGGCCTGGAGATCTTCGAGTACATCACCCCGTTCGGAAAGTACCAGCTCATGAACTACCAGCAAATCCTTGAGGGCGCAGTCTACGGCGGATTCGGGGTAATCATCGACCCGGCGAACGTAAAACACCGCCCGCTGGCTGGCCGTGATACCAAGCTGGAGACGAATATCCAAGCCAATGATGTGGATGCACGCGTCGACCAGTACATTACGGAAGCCGGACTTGAGGTTCGTAATCCGGAGACGCACGCTGTCTTGACCGGCGTTACCAGCTAGTCCAAACGAAACCATAGAGGGGAGAGAGTCCAGTGGCAAAGTTCAGCAGCCGCTGCGTGAATCAGGTACTTTGTATGGTTCCCGCACGCAACAGCATCGTCGAAGGCATCCTCGTTCCGGTTCCGGGACAGCACATCCGGTTCGAGAACGGCGAGTACACGACGAACGTCAAGAAAGAGGTCGACTTCATAAAGAGCCATCGCCTGTTCGGAAGCTCAATCGTCGAAGTCACCGGCAACGACACAGCAGCAGAGGCTTGATACAAGGGCAGGGCATTCGTGCCCTGCCCTTTTTACGTTGAGAGGAGGTAAGCATCATGACGCTAGACGAGATGATTCAGCAATGCGCCGGGGATATCGACGAGACGTTAACCAAGTCGGCAGCCGGCACCTACGAGGGCGAGGAGTTGAGCATCGCGACGAAGATCGTCACGGGCATCAACTACGCCTATCAGCTCGTCGCACGCGAGAAGTACGTCCTCACGGAGCAGGAGACAGTCACGCTCGACGATCGAGGGACGTTCAACCTGTCGGGGCTAACGCGGCCGGCCGTGCGGCTGTTGAACGTCTACGAAAGCTACGGAGAAGAAGCAGACTGGTCGCTGCGGAATGAGTCGCTCCTGACGTGCCGGGACCATGCCGGCGAGCAGCTGCAGGTCGAGTACGCCTTCCTGCCTCCGCGCATGCCGATCGGCGACCTGGCAGCGGAACCGCTCGTGCCGGAGAACCGTGTCGACCACCTGCTGTTCTGCTACTACGCCAATTTCTACGTGTTGAGCCTCGAGCCGGACAACGAGAGCCGCGAGAAGGCGGCGACGTTCCTCGGCCTGTTCAACTCGGCCTTCGATCAGCTGCAGACGCGCGTCAGCCAGTACATGACCATCAGCGTGGAGAGGTGATTTAGATGGGCATCTCGATCGACCGACCGGCGGCAACTGCGGCGCCTCCTGAGCTCCGGATGGGTGCGGACTCGCAGGTTATGCTCAGCGGTGGTGTCTCCTACAAGTACGACCCGACGCAGATCCGGGACAACCAGAGCCCGGCCATGCTCAACATGCTGGCTAACGACAACGGCAGCATCCTGAGCAAGCGGGATGGCCAAGCCTATATCTACCCGTCCTCTCTTGGAGCTGGGGGCATTAACGGGGCGCACGGGCGACTTTGGGCGGGGCAACGCATCTTCGCATGGGGGACTGGGCTGTACAGGCAGAGCGGCAGCAGTGCACCGGTGCAGATCATGAGCGGCCTGGCCAATGCGCCGGGAAGCTTCCTGGCATTCGGTGGGAAGCTCTATTACCTCAACGGTAACCAGTTCGTCGTCATCGACAGCGGATTTGTTGCCGCGATGGTCACGCCGTTTGTGCCGACGCTGACCATGTCGGTTCCTCCGGCCGGCGGCGGCACACCGTATCAGCAGGCCAACCTGCTCACAGCGGCCTTCAAGGTCAGTTTCTCATCCGACGGCAGCTCGACCAAGTATTATCTTCCGACGACGGGACTGGATGCCACGGCCGTCACGGTGACGATCAATGGCGCAGCGAAGACGGAGGGAACGCATTTCACCGTCAACCGGACGGCGACGCCCTACGCATACATCGACTTCGGGACCGGAAGTTCGCCGAACGGAGCAATTGCGACGAGTGCACCGAACAACGTCATCGTCACGGCCTACAAGACCAATCCAGGCGCCGCGTCGCGGATCCTCGGATGCAAATATGCGATCGACTACGGCGGTGACAACGACACGCGCCTCTTTGCTTGGGGCAATTCCTCCTATCCGAATCGGGCGTTTCGCAGCGGGCTCATGGACCCGACCTACTGGCCGGAGAATGAGTATTCCGATGTCGGCAGCGCCTCCGAGCGATTGGTGGCCTGCGCAAAGCATTACGACAAGCTCGTGTATCTCAAGGAGCGGAGCCTCTACTTCACGAGCTATAGCAACCCGGTCACGCAGGGCTTCTGGGGGGCAAGCCAGATCGGCGCGTCCTTTCCCTTGTATCCAATCAACGGCGCCATCGGCTGCGACATGCCGGGCAGCGTACAGATCATCGACAACAACATCGTTTTTTTCAACAGCGAACTCGGCGGCTTCATCCTGCTGCAAACCTCGCTCAAGGATGAACGGAACGTGCAGCCGATCAGCGGCAACATCAACGGACAGCCTACGCGGCCGGGGCTACTCGATTTGCCGAAGCCCGACCTGCAGGCGGCTAGCAGTGCGGACTATGATGGCCGCTACTGGCTCTGCATAGGCTCGACCGTCTACGTCTGGGATTACCGGCTCGGACCGTTCGGTAGCAGCGGGAATGTAGCGGCGGATGAGGAGCGACTTCCTTGGTTTCCGCTTAGAGGCATCGATGCGGCATGCTGGATTCAGGGCGACCGGGATCTTTATTACGGGAGCAGGAGTGCGGGGAGAATCATCGGCTTCACGGCCAACCAGAACGACTTCGGCCAGCCCATCGAGGCGTACTGGCGGACCAAGCGCTTCAGCTTTGGGCTGCCCGACTGGCTCAAGACGGTGAAAAAGGTCTGGTTCACGAGCAAGGCCGGCGGCTACAGCACGGTCAGTATTCGGTACATCAGCGAGCGGGGCGAGAAGGTCGACGAGGAGGAAGTGAACGTCAACTCGTTCCGCTGGGATCTGGCTGCATGGGACACATGGACATGGGCCGTCAATGAATATCCGCCACCGGAGCGATTGCGGCCGCGCACAAAAAAGGTTGTCTACTTCCAGATGGAATTCGCGAACAAATCTCTGAACGAGAATTTGTCGCTCATGAGCCTGATCATTCAATACTTGATCGTGAAAAAAGTGAAATAGGAGGTGCGACGTGCCTTTTCAATTCAACCCGGCAGACGGCTATCGTAATACAGTGACGTTCCCGCAAAAACCAGCTAATGAAGCTGCGTTCAGAAGTCAAATGCAGTCGCTTTTGGATCAGTTGGCATCCTATCTCAATCAACCTAAAACAGGGGAAACGTATACCGGACCGATTGTACTTGACAACAGTAGCTCTGATGGTCCGGAAATTGTCTGGAAAGATACTGTAAACAACACGACAGCATACATGGATCTTTATAATGAAATGCTTCGGGTTTATGCAAGATACAGGAATGGTGCTGTCATCAATCCAATGACCTTAAATCTTGGGACCAAAGAGGTATATTTATTCGATGCTAGAGCATTACGAGCATTGTCAGGGAGTAGCAACATACAGAGCGGAACTGGATCAGTTTCAGTAAGTGCAGGCGTTCAATCTGGTGTCAATATCTTCTTCCCAGTTTCTTTTTCAGCAAAACCCTTGGTTTTATGTTCGTTAGCTGGAGCGACAGGGGTATACGGCACAGACACAGTAATTGGCAGCTACGGAACCTATGCGGGAGGAACGGTGCTGGGTCTAATCAGCGCACGTTCTCAAACGCTCGACTATTCTTGGATTGCAATTGGAACTTAGATTTGAAGGAGGTGTGAGCTTTGTCATTGAGTAATTACTGGTTCTTGTATCTCCCGACGACTGGGCGAATCATTCAAGGGTATCTTGGAGACGCGGAGAAATGGACCAATATACCGGCTGGTTTGAATGTCCTGGGCCCGTTCCCGCAGGAGTCTGCTCCGGACATCGTTGCCTCGGCACAAAAGCATATCCAATATTACCTTGTTCAGCAGGGAACCATTGTTGAGCGTCCGAACATCGACGAAATCAAAGCGGCCGAAGAGGCTGAAATGAGCAAGCCAGCTCCGAAGACGCCGGATCAACTCCGAATTGAGCAGCTCGAGCAGCAATTGGCTCAGCAGTCAGGCGACATGACATCTTTTATGGAATATATCGCGGAAGCATTGGGGGCCGGATAAGATGGCGATCATCCTCTCTTTCCTCGTGGGCTCCTACGCTCGCGATATTTTTTTGTATGGCAACCGAACCTTCCCATCGATTAAGCCGGACTATGTACAGCCGGTGAAGCAGTACGCCGCGGCGACCTACAGCTACGACCAGGTCGACAACGCGCTCTCCCGCGGCTGGATCACGGCGCAGGAGCATGCCCATACGACGGCGCTCATGCCTCCGCGGCCGGCTCCGCCGGAGCCAAACCCTGCGCCGGAACAGTCAATGCCGGGAGACCCGGAGCCGCCTGTCGTCATTCCACCGACGGCGACAGAGCCACAAGCAGACGATTCAAGTAGCGAGGAGGCGGTCTAGATGGCAGGAGTCGACCTGGCTAAGCTTCGGGCCGCGCAAGAAGCTGCTGCGGCAGCCGGAAGTCAGAAGGCACAGCAGGCACTGGCAGCACAAGCAAACGGCGGCAACGCCTTAGGCGGAAGTGTGACACTGCAGAATCCGATCAGTCAGCCAAGCGGCGGCAGAATGACGACCTATGGAAGTTCGCCGACTCCAACGCCAGCTCCTGCAGCTGTTTCGATGGCACCGACAACGAACTATGTCCAGCAGGCCACCAACGTCACTGGCAATGCCGGTACCGGTAAGCTCCTGAACGATATCCTGTATGCCAAGGATCAATACGATGCCGGGAATAAGGCGTGGGCGTCTCAAACCGCACAAGGCTTCTATTCCCAATTGGACCCTGCTTTGGCTAAGCAGGTTCAGGGGATGAACGCGCAGCAACTTCGTGATTATATTGCCGGACAATCAGCGGCTCCAGCAGCAAACGGGGGTTCACCGGCACCCATGTCCAATGGGGCCCCTGTTTACTCTGGAAGTCCATGGAGCGGCTCCGGAGTTTCAACTCCCAGCAATCCTTCAGCCAGTGCTCCAGCAACATACCAGCCTACTTATACTGGTCCAGACATGACTGCAATGAAGGATCAGCTCAATTCTCTTTATGACAATCGCCTGGCTGCGGAGACGCAAAAGCTGAGGGATGCGCTGGCCACGGCCCTTCAGGGCTATAGCGCACAGGAGACACAGGCGAAGCAATCAGCCTACGACAATCGCAATGCGGCAGATGTCGTCTCCATGCAAGGCCAACAGGCTATGGCAGAACAGATGGCAAATGCAGGTCTTACAGGGGATGGTCAAAACCTCACACTTGCTGCGTCGCAGGCTGCCAGCCGGCAGGGTGCTCTTACGGACATCAACCGGACGGAGACGAACGCGCTCCAAAATATCAGCGAGCAGCGAGCTAACCTGCAGAACAACGCTGCTCAGAACGAGCTGGCGCTCACTCAGGCGGTCGGCGCAGACAAGGCAGCGGCTCTATTCGATCTGCTGAAGTATGGGGATTCCCGAGCGTTCGATGTGGATCAGGTCAATTACGGACGTTACCGGGACGACATCAACCAGCAATTCGCAGAAGATCAATTCGACTGGTCGAAGCTTATGCAGGAGGCTGGACTCACGGGAATGTATAACGGTCAGTCCACCATGGCGGGGAAGCAACAGAATCTTGAGGCAGCATTAGCCTACTCCAATCTGACGGGCCAAGTTCTTGGCCCTCAGAGTGATTGGAGCGGGCTTTTGCGGCAGGCATCGAGCGGTTCGGCTCCGCTTAGCCTCGCTGGTCAGCAAGCGCAACTGCAAAGCAAGCAGGCGAACTTAGATGCCGCACTATCAGTGGCGGGACTGACCGGGAATATCGTCAATCCTCAGGCGGACTGGACGGGCCTATTCCGCCAGGCGGCCGCGGGAGGAAACGGTCAAACAATGGCTGCGCTGCAACAGGCGTTCCAACAAGCGATGTCCCAACAACAATACAATCGCGGTGTTTACGAGTCGGATCGGAACTATCAGCTTCAGTCGAGCGGTCAAAGCTTTGACCAGTGGCTGGCCAATCAAAATCTGCAGATGAACCAGGATAAAACCTATATCGACTACCTGCAAGCTGCGAATGGGACCAACTCCCGAAGTGCTCAGCCAATCTCCTCAGCGGACGCAGGAAATATGCTGAAGCAGTCGCTCTCCAAGGTTATCGGGAACTCCAATGGAAAGGCCGTCTACGGCACCATTACCGACCCGACAGCCAGGGAGAAAGCATTCCTGGACGCCTATAACGCCAGTGGCATTTCCTCTGGCACGGATGCGGTCTCTATGCTCTCCAAAGCGGGATATACGTCTCAGGAGATTGCGAAGTATAAAGACAAGTACCCGGAGGCTTTTCAGTAGGTGGCGGAGCAAGCGGCAACTACGCCACCGAAATCAACAAAGCAGCCGCGAAGTGGTCGGTCCCGGCCAATATCATTTCGGCCGTCATCTCCGCGGAGAGTAGCGGCAATCCGAAAGCAGTGAGCAGTGCTGGCGCGCAAGGGCTTATGCAGCTCATGCCGTCGACGGCCAAAGGACTTGGCGTCACGAATTCCTTCGACCCCGCCCAGAACATTAACGGCGGGGTTCAGTATTTGAAGGGGCTGCTCGACACGTACGACGGCGACCTGGCGAAGGCGCTTGCCGGTTACAATGCCGGCGGAAACCGGGTTAAAAAGGCGGTAGCCCAGCATGGTAACAACTGGCTCGCTTACATGCCGCAGGAAACTCAAGGCTATGTCAGCAAGATCATGAAAACCCTGAACGGAGGTTGATGCTTGTGGCTCTGCAATACCGTCCGGACAACTGGCAAGAAGAGTTGCGACAGAAAGGTACTGCTGCCCGGGAACAAATCGTCCAACAATTCACCGCGCCAGCAGTTACTCAGCGTCAGCCTTTGACTTACCGTCCGGACCCAGAACAGCTAAGGGAGCAAGAGGTTCGTGATCAGGTATTCTCCATGAGCAATCCCTGGACCATAAGAGACAAGATAACGGAATTGGCGACGCCGAAGAAGTATGTTCCTACTGAGCCTTTTGAATTTGATCCATTCAAGCGTGCTGCAGCTCTCACGAAGCAGCCGGAGCGGAAGACGTTGCCCGGCATGATCCAGATCCCGGAGATGCATTACAAGACGAACTCCACACCCTGGCAGCAATTTGTCGAGAATTTGCAGGACTTGCCGATCTACCGGGCTGGAGCGACGCTGCAGGAAGGGATCAAGAACGCGACGAGCCTGAAGGAGCCAACCTTCAAGGAATCAACCGGGAACCCCAAGTTCGACAAGATTCTCCGAGCCATAGGCGGAGGCGGTGCCGAGCTGACGAATGGTCTCATGGCTGGCGGCCCGGCAATGGGCAGCGGAGTAATCGCAGGGAAAGTCTCCCAGCAGGCTGCGACCAAGATGCCTGCCGTTGCTTCAAGGATCGTCGGTGGAGCCGCAGAGGGCGCAGTAACAAACGTGGCAACAGGCATGGCCAATAACCAAACCGATCCCGGAGAGATTGCCAATCTTGCCGTTACTGGAGCAGCCCTTGGCGGTGGACTCAGCGGCGTCGTTGAAGGCATTGCAAAGATTCCCGCTGCTGTCCGTTACGCTAAAGAGGCTCCCTTGCGAAAAGAAATCGATTCGTTCATCGAGCGGACCAACGCGCCTGCGGAATCCGTATCTGCTCCTCCGGCAACTCGCATTGAGCGTAACATCAGTGGATCATCAGCCGCGGTGGATTCGAAGGGCATTGAGCTGGCTGGCAACCTGAACCGGTATGAACGGCTGCAGCAGCAGTATGGCCAGGCAGTCAATGACCAGTACCAGTATCTAAAACAGTCCATGGCTGAGCGAGGTGGCGTCCGGCAGGGTGGCCTTGTACAGAATGCCGATGGCGAAGTGACCGGGCGGTTTGGCCGGCAATCGGAGAACCCGCGCTGGTATCGCGACTTCTTCGCGGATCAAGGCCGGAAGCCTTCGGACAAGGAGCTTCGGCAGCTCGCGGTGAAGCACGTCAACGAGGGCTTTGCCGACGACATGGGCGATGTGCCTCCGTGGAGACCAGCTGATATCGAGGACATTGATGGGGAACTGGCGGCAATCAAGCAGGCTGCTCCGACGATCGCGGACCCAGCGGAGCGGGCAGCGGTACAGCAGGTAGCAGACTCCCTGCAGGCTAGCCGGGACCAAATCAAGCGCCAGCTGCCGGAGGGCTCGCAGGCGCGCGTCGCAATGCCGGTGCCTGGCGGTGCCGGCGCCGTTCCAGCAGCGGGTGCGGTGTCCGCCGGCGGGAAGACGATCTCCCGCGTGCAGGTTGTCGAGAGCATTCGCAAAAACCTCGGCGCGACGATCGACACTGGCCGCATGGGCGTCTCGCGGCAGAAGGTGCTCGGCCTCTACAAGACACAGCCGGAGGTCATCCGGACAGGCTACGCCGAAGATTTGGACACGATCGCCCATGAGGTCGGCCATCACCTGGAGAAGAAGTTCAGCCTGAAGCAGAATCGCCAGCTGGAGCAGGAACTGCTGGACATGATGGACCAGGTCGGCGTCCACAACTACCGGCAGTACCCGCGCAGCGAGTGGTTCGACGAGGGCATCGCGGAGTTCTTCCGCGTTTATCTGGCCGATCCGCAGCAGGCGAAGCAGCTCGCGCCCCGTTTCGGTGCGTTCCTCAACTCGACTCTTCCGGCGAAGATGCAGCGCGGCCTCGTGCGCGTCCAGAAGGACATGCAGACGTGGCTGCAGCAGGGGGACTACGAGCAGGCGAAGGGCTTGATTGAAATGGCTGGCGGAAAGAAACAGCGGCGCTGGAACTGGAACAAGTTCTATACGCAATCGTTTGATGACCTTCATCCATTAAAGCTCGCCGAGCTCGCGCTGACGGGCAAAATTGGGCAGGGGGCCAAGTCCATCTACAAGCTCGCCCGGCTCAGCCGCGGCATTCCAGAACGGGCAAAAATGGCCATCACGCGCGGAGTCTTCGACAGCCAAGGTAATAAACTCAGCGAGGGCATGGCGAAGATCGTCCGGCCGCTTGAAGAAATCGGAATGAGCGAGCACGACTTCGCGACCTACCTGGCCGTGCGGCATGCGATCGACCTGCGGCGCCTTGGAAAGGAGACTCCTTTCACACCGGCGCAGATGTCTGAGGTGATGAGCCGCTGGGACAACAACCCGATCGTGCAAGAGGCGCACCAGGAAATCAAAAAGTACAATAACGCGCTACTGAGCATCCTGCAGGAAGCTGGCATTGTCTCTTCGAAGTCTGTGCGGGAAATGAAATTCAAGTACCCGAATTACGTGCCATTCATGCGCTATTTCGATGACGACGGCGTGGCCGGCTTCAAGAACGGCGGCTACGGCGCGTCGAAGGCATTCGCCAACATCACGACCCCGATCCGGAAGATGAGCGAGGAGGGCAGCCAACGGAGCATCATCAACCCGTTCGAGTCCATGATCAAGAACACCTTCCTCGTCATGAACGCAGCCGCGAAGAACAAGGTTGGGCAGCGCCTGGCCGCACTCGCGGATGTGGATGGCGCGGGCGTCTGGGTGGAACGGGTGCCGGGGCAGAAGTCCGGCAAGGAGCACATCATCGACGTCTACCAGGACGGAAAGAAGATTGCCTACAAGGTGCGGAACCCGGACCTCTACAACGCCATGCTCTCGCTGGATGAAGAGTCGACGAACAGCCTCCTGCGCTTCCTCGGCGGCGCGGCCGGCATGCTGCGAGCGGGCGCGACGCTGACGCCGGAGTTCATCATTCGAAACGCCTTCCGTGATGTGGTCGGCGCCATCATCAACAGCACCAAGTACGGATTCAACCCGCTCGACTTCTTCAAAGGGCTTACACACACGATCGGGAAGACGGACGTATTTGAAAAATTTGTGAACAGTGGCGGCGCGATGGGCACGATGATGTCGCTTGATCGGGACGCCAACCGGGAGGCAATGCAGGCCGTATTCCGGCAGAGCTGGCGGGACAAAGCGGCGACCACGATCACTTCGCCGGCGGAACTGGCCAAACTACTGAGCGGATACAAGGCGCTTAAGGGTACGGTCGGCTTGCTGCGGAAGGGAGCAGAAATTTCCGAGCTTTCAACCAAGGTCGGCACTTTCAACAAGGTCTTGAATAAGACGGGTGACATCGAGGAGGCCGCATACACGGCGAAGGACTTGATGGACTTCAACCGAGCCGGCAGCGCAATACGTTCGGCGAACCGCTCGATTGCGTTTCTGAATGCAGCACTCCAGGGGACGGATAAAACTGTCAGATCATTTTGGGGATCGCAATTAACTGATTTAGAAACGAAGAGTAGTTTTTTGGTGCGTGTTTTTACGACGCTCGTCCTGCCTGCGGCCGGTATCTACTGGTGGAATCGGACGCAGCTCAGCCCCGAGGAGAGGGCCACGTTCGAGAATATTCCTCAGAAACAGAAGGACAATTTCTTCATCATCGGGATCCCTGGCACGGGAGAGTTCGCCCGGATCCCAAAGCCATTCGAGGCGGGCATGCTGTTCGCCACGAGCACGGAGCGGTTCCTCGGTTGGTTGGAGGAGAACGATCCGGAGGCTTTTGACGGCTACGCCAAGACGACGCTACAGTCGTTCACGCCGCCGGTACTGTTCACCGCGCTGACGCCGCTGCTTGAGGCAATCACCAATCACTCGTTCTTCCGCGATGCGCCGGTCGTCCCGATGGGAGAGCAGCGCTTCGAGAAGAAAGACCAGTACGGCGTCTACACGAGCGAGCTGTCTAAGGAGATCGGCTCCTTCATGGCCAAGATCGGCCTTGGAAAAAGCAACCTGGCCAGTCCAAGGATCATTGACAACACAATCAGCGGGTACGGCGCCGGCCTCGCCAATTACGGGGTCGACATAATTGATGCCGGAATCAACGCAGCACGCGGCGGTCGTGAGGTCCCGTTGCCGGCGATGAAGATTACGGAGCAGCCTGTAGCTCGGTCGTTCTTCGTCAAGACAAGCGGGGGCGGACAGATCCGGGAGGATTTCTACGACGAATGGGATAAGTTAAGCAAGAAGAAGGCCTCGGCAGATTTGTATGGAAGAGAACTTGAGCAAAAAGATAAGGATAAATATATTAAAATGAAACCTTATCAGAAAGACATTCAAGAGTGGCAAAAACAGTACAAGGAAAAACTAAAAGACAAGACTGTGCAATCTGAGAACAAACGGCGCCAGCTGGACGAGCTTGATGCTAAGATGAACGCAGCAGCTAAAAATGCACTCGGGAAGTAGGTGGGCTATGAGCCAAAGGGCGGGCAACACGCTGATTATCATCGCGATCATCTTGCTGAACTTGATCTTGATGACGAGCGGCGGCGGAAGCGGGCGCGGTGCAGATTATTATGAAACGCAGACTGACGTGTACCAATTTGACGATTCCGAATAAGATGCCAAAGAAAGTACTGGTATTGCCAATACCCCTTTTTGTGTATAATAAAGGTAACAAAAGCCAACCCTCCAAATGGTACACGGTTGGAAAGCAAGAAAGAGAGCGCCGCTAACGCTCTCTCCTGCACAAACTTGGAGGAAACCTCCGGAAGTGTCAATCGTGACATCCGAAAATAACCCGTTCCTAGCGGCTAACTTGGGCGGGTTATTTTCGTTTTAAGTAGGTGAGCAATGCGAGAAGAAACATTCCCAGCATCATCACTTCCTGAAGCGAAAATGACATAGGCATCACCTCCGATCTGGAGGCTAGCTTTTCCGTCCAAGTGCTGTGCATGGACAATTATACCAACTCTATGAGTCTCCGTATACCGGAGGCTTTTTATTTTGCCCGAAATGAGGGAGTCGGATGATAGAGATGGATGAAACGGAGCTACTGGAGTCCGACTTCAGCGAAGACAGCCTGCGTGCAATCGGCAGACTGCTCAGCCCGTGGGTGGCGCAAAGACTGCTCCTGCCCGGCCCGGTGCTGGTGCAGCTTCCGGAGGAGGCTGGTCGGCGTGTATGACCTGATTATCGAGCTGGCGCATGCGATGTGGAAGAATGGGCTGTCGCTCAGCGCGCTTGGCACGGCTGTTTATGTGCTGCTCAAGCAGCGAAAAGTGAAGCAGGCGCTTCGCCGGGTGGTGCCGTGGTTGCTCTCGGACGACAGCGAGGTGAAGGCGTATATCGCAAACCAGCTCATCATCATGGAAAATCAGCGGCGCACGATGGCCGTCCTGGGGGTGGATCCGGTATGTCCGGAGGATGCAAGTATCTCGAAGACGTCGAAAAGCTTTCGGCGCGCTCTCAGAACGTTCTTTATTTCTTTCTCGGCGGCACGATCGCGTGCCCTCGCTGCAGTCGGCCGGGAACCGTTGTTTACCACAAACTCAACTATATCGAAGCGGAGGAAAAACAAGATGAAAAAATGGTTTAAGGCGGATTCCCTGACGGTGCTTGGCGCTGCAGCAGCTGCAGCCGCAACACGTTTCTTTGGTGTTCAAATCGATGTAACAAACATCGCCGCAGCGGCAATCATCCTTCTCGGCTATTTCAAGGCTCATGAATACGTGACCGTCGTTCGCGGTGCCAACGGGTTGCCGATCGGCTTCAAAGCCAACAGCCGGAAGTTCATCTTTACGATCGTGGCGTTCGGCCTGATCATAGCGGACGAGCTCTTCAAGCTGGGCTTGGGCAATGAACTGATCTTCACGCTGACGGCAGCGGTGACTGGCTACAACCTAGTTGAAGGTAAAAAGGATGCGAAGGAAGCGGAGCAGGAAAGCGCGGAAGCACGGCAGACACACTGAGGGGAGCGACCAGCATGATCGACATGAAATGGATGGGCGATCGGGTACCGAATCACGGCCCCCGCGCCGCCAAGAACAGGACCTACACGCCAATCGTCATCGTGAATCACATCTCGATCGGCACGATGGCCAGCATGGATGCCTGGTTCCGCAATCCGGCCGCACAGGCGTCCTCCCACTTCGGCAACGCGCGTGACGGCCGCGTGCATCAGTACGTGGACATCAAGCGCGCAGCCTGGACGCAAGGGCTGCTGCCGGCGGCGATCCCTACGGCGCCGGCGGCCGTAGTGCGGGAGATGGGCGTGAACCCGAACCTGTACTGCGTGAGCATCGAGAACGAGGGCTACGCGGGCAACGGCGCAGACGGCACGCTGACCGAGGAGCAGTTCTGGAGCCTGTGCTGGCTGCACAAGTACATTCAGATGGAGGTCGAGCGGATCTGGGGCCATCATATCCGGTTTGGGCCGGACACGGTGCTTGGCCACTATCAGATCGATCCACGGCGGAAGCCGTACTGCCCCGGCCTGAATTTCCCGTGGGCCCGGCTGTACGCGGAGCTCGCCGTCGCGGAGAGCATCCAGACGCTCGAGCTGTACGAAGAGCGCATCGCCTACCAGCTCAGCCAGGCGAGCCGTTACGCTGCAGCCTTCGCCATCGCCGGCCGGGTGCGTGACTTGGCCGAGCGGTTGTCGGATAAGACGTGGGGAGCCGCGGCGGAGACGAAGCTCCTGTACTTGGCCCCGGTGATGCCGTCCATTGCGTACGGAGACGGTCCGGTGACGGCGGCTGGCATCGCATCACGAATCCTACAGCTCGGTCAAACGGCTATGGGAGCCGGATCATGGCAGGAAGAAGCTGTCCGTAAGCTGCTGTTGCTCGAGCCAATCATGAAGGAAAAAGGCGTGCTCTGATTTCTTGGAGCACGCTTTTTTTTGTTGAGTGTTCGTATTGTGTTCGCATATAATGGTGGCAGAGGTGATGGTCATGATTCCAAGCGAAAGAAGGCTGGAGGACATCGAGCGGAAGGTATTGCGGATCCTGGTCAACTATTCGAAAATCAGATCGACTCCACTGACGATGGAAAACCTCCGGAAATTCACGGGGAAACGGGAGGGGCGGCTCCAGCACATCCTCGTTGTTTTGGAGCAGGAAATGTACATAGAGATTGAGAGCCGGCAGCCGCTGAGGTACAGGGTGCTGAAGGAGTTCGAGGCTCATGAATTGGATTGGCATCGACAAAACTCACGGAACAGGAAAAACTCACAAGAAAACTCACTAATTATCCATTCAAATTCGAATCAATACGAATGGAAGTTTTAAATAGACCACATGATGGTTAGGGAAAGTCGCAATTTCGTAGGTTCATGAAGCCTTGCAAAAACCCCTAATAGATGGGCGGCATGATGTAAGTGCCGGGCCACCAAGCCTGAT